CAACAGGCTTCACGCCTTCGCCACGGGACTTCAGCCGATCGGCTCAGCCCTCGTCCACGCCAAGCTCACCGAGGCGGACATCCCCACGATCAGGGCACTGATAGCTGGGGGCACCAGCCAAGCCAGCGTTGCCAGGATGTACGGCGTGGACCACAAGGCGATCAACCAGATCATCCTTGGTAGGAGCTGGGTCCATGTCCCGGTGGTCGGCTGATAGCTGGTGGTACCGCAAGGCACGGCGTGAGTTCCTCGCTGGTGGTCCTGCTTGTTGGATCTGTGGCCATGTCGGCAGCGATCAAGTGGATCACGTCATCCCCGTATCCGTCGCTCCTGACCTGCGGTTTGAGGTAAGCAACTGGCGGCCGAGCCACGGCCACCGCGGCTGCGGAATCTGTCGGCGGAAGTGCAACCAGGAACGTGGTGCCAGCCTCACCCTGCCAAGGATCACGACCAGCCGAGTCTGGTAGGGCCGCTGACCAGGTAGAATAGGCAGTGCCCCGGCACCGGCGGGAACCGGCCCGGGGCGTGGATCGACCTCAACCAGGGAGGCCGACCGTGGCCAACGCTACGCTCAAACGCCAGCACCGCTGCTACGCTCAAACGCCAGCACCGCTGCTACGGCAAGTGCGCATCCACATGCTCGGTATGCGGGAGGCCAGCCCACCGCGGTTCTTGGTCCCGGCCGGAGATCATCTGCCAGGAATGCCTGGGGTTCCCCCGATTCCTCGGAGGGTTGGTTATCTGGCTCCAGCAGGTGAAGCCTGGATGCCAGAGGCCTGCCTGCGGTAGTACGCCTCCTCGTACTCGTCGGGGCTCAGCCAGCCTAGCTCGCGTTGGATGCGGCGTGGGTTGTACCACCCGTCGATCCAGCGGACCAGGTCAAGCTCAGCCTCCTCCCTGGTGCGGTAGCTGGTGCGGTAGACGCGCTCCACCTTCAGGCTGGAGAAGAAGTTCTCGGCCAGGGCGTTGTCGTAGCTGTCGCCCACGCTGCCCATCGACGGGCGCGCGCCGGCGTCCTCAAGGCGCTGGGTGAACCGGATGGCGGTGTACTGCGCCCCGTGATCGCTGTGGAAGACGAGCCGCTCCCGCTCGACCTTGCGGCTCCACAGGGCGTACTCCAAGGCGCCCAGCACCAGCTCGGTGTCGGCCCGGTCGGACGCCTTCCAGCCCACCACCCGCCGCGAGAACGCGTCCCGGACGCTGGCCAGCCACAACGGGCCCTCCCCGGTGGGGATGCGCGAGATGTCGGCGACCCACAGCCGGTCGGGCGCGTCGGCGTGGAAGTCGCGGTTGACCAGGTCCGGCGCGGGCGTGGCCGCCGGGTCGCGGCGGGTGCTGGAGCGCTTGCGCTTGCGGATGAACGCGCCCTGCAGGCCGGCCTGGCGCATCAGCCGCTCCACCCGCTTGCGGCTGACGTGGATGCCCTCGCGGCGCAGCTGCGCGTGGACCTTGGGCGACCCGTAGGTCCCGCCGGACTCCTTGTGGATGCGTTCGACCTGCTCGGTGAGCCAGACCTCCTCGACGTCGCGGGGGCTGGGATGGCGCCGGCGCTCAAGCCAGCCGTAGAACGTCGAGGCCGAGACCCCGAGCACCCGGAGGACGGGCTCGACCCCGAAGCGGTCACGATGCGCAGCCACGAAGCTCATGACCGTCGCCGGGTCGGGTCGAGCTCCGACGCGAAATAGGCGCTCGCCGCCTTGAGGATCTCGTTGGCGCGGCGCAGCTCGAGGTTCTCCTTGCGCAGCCGCCGCAGCTCCTCCAGCTGCTCTGAGGTCAGCCGGTCGTCACGCTCGCCACGGTCGGCCTCGTCCTGGCGGATCCAGGTCCGCAGGGTCTCGGGGTTGAGGCCAAGCTCGCGGGCGACGTGCGCGATCGGCCGCCGCGGCCGCTCCGAGCGCCACAACCTGAGCGCCCGCTCCTTCAGCTCCAGCGGGTACTTGCGCGGTGCTGCCATCGAAGGCTCCCTCCTTGGCCCAAGTGGACCAGGTTCGAAAGCCTCCGAGAAAGCGGGGGAATCTCAGCCGTGGACGCCGCTCCACACGGCGACCTCGCCAGCCACTACCCGAGCCACAGCAAGCCACCTGTCCCATCTGCGGAGAGACCTTCCTGCAGAGTAGGGGTGGACAGAAGTACTGCTCGTTGCGTTGCCGGAACCGGCGGCCGAGGAACCTGAGTGAGGCAGCTCAGGAAGCAGCACGAGAGCAGGCACGTAAACGGCAGTCCCGTCCGGATCATGGCCGCAAGCCCAAGCCCTGTCCGGTCTGCAGCAAGCAGTACTACCCGACCAGTGGCAAGCAGAAGACATGCAGCCGTAGGTGTGCGAATGCGCTGCACTTGCCCAAGCCGCAGTCTTCACCGATCTACGTTCGTGACTGCTGCATCTGTGGCAAAGCGTTCGTGGCTCGGGCCCGGAGCAGGCGAACTTGCAGCAAGGAATGTAGTCGGCGCCTGAACATTCGCCTATCGGTGGCACGGAACCGTGTTCGGCGAGCAGCCCATCCCATAGTTCGGCATTGCCGTTGTGGCACGGTCATCCCCGCCCGCCGTCAGAAGTGCGACCCCTGCTTGCAAGCAGACCAGCGGGCAGCGAAGAAGCGGGAGAGGAAACGGAGAGAAGCAGTCAAGCGTGGCATCCAGCATGACTCCTACACGCTGGCTGAGATCGCTGCTCGGGATCGCTACTACTGCCAGCTCTGCACGCCACGACGCAGGGTTGCCATGAACAAGATCGTCCCGCATCCCAAGGCGCCGACCATCGACCATGTCGTGCCCTTGGCCCAAGGTGGCGACGACACCAGGGCGAACGTGCAGCTCGCCCACTTCATCTGTAATTGCCTGAAGAGTGACGGTGTCGTCGGCACTGGTGAACAGCTCAGGCTGATGGGGTGAAGTCGGACAAACAGGGGGGGCGGGGGCCGAAGGTTACAAACCGGACGAGCCCCCGACCCGCTTGCCAGTCGTCGTTTCTCTCCCCACGCGGCGTGAGCCCGGAGGTGGTCAATGGCGACGCAGGGTGAGGTGGAGCAGGCGGTCCGCCGGGACATTCGCAGGTTGCCTGCCGCTGAGCGGCGGTCTGGGCTCGCCATGACGGCCCTGGCGCTCGCGCGGCTGCTCGACGGCGAGTTCGCGGCGGTCTGCAGGGAGTGTGGCTCCGACGTGGCCGTCTTGGTCACCGCTTCGAGCCGGGATTCGGCCAGTGTGGCGGGGCAGTTGCGCGCGACCCTGGCCGAGCTGCGGCGCAGCATGCCGGCCGCCAAGGCGAAGCAGAGGGACAGCGTTGACGAGCTCCGTGATCGACGCGCCGCCCGGCGTGCTGCTCGGTGAGGCGCAGCCGCGGATCTTGTGGACGCCGGTCGCGGCGTCGTCGGCGGGCCGGGAGGCCGCCGAACTGGCCGCCAGCGCGGGCCTGGACCTGGACCCGTGGCAGCGGTTCGTCCTGGACCAGGCCCTCGGCGAGGACGAGCAGGGGCGCTGGGCTGCGTTCGAGGTCGGCCTGCTCGTCAGCCGGCAGAACGGCAAAGGGTCGATCCTTGAGGCGGTCGAGCTGGCCGGGCTGTACCTGTTCGGCGAGGACCTGATCGTCCACTCGGCGCACGAGTTCAAGACCGCGCAGGAGGGCTTCCGCCGGGTCCTGGGGCTGGTGGAGAACACCGACGCGCTGCGCCGCCGCGTCAAGCGGGTCCGCACCTCCCACGGCGAGGAAGGCGTCGAGTTGCTCACCGGGCAGCGGCTGCGGTTCCTCGCCCGGTCGACCGGGTCCGGCCGGGGCTTCTCCGGCGACCGGGTGATCCTGGACGAGGCGCAGCACCTCGGCGACGAGGGCGTCGAGGCGATCATGCCGACGATGTCGGCGCGGCCGAACCCGCAGCTGTGGTACGCGGCGACCGCGGCCGACAAGGACCTAGCGCCGTGCGGGCCGCTGGCCAGGGTCCGCCGCCGCGGGATCAAGGGCGGCGACCGGGGCCTGTGCTACCTGGAATGGTCGATCGACCCCCACGGCGAGTTCTGCCAGCCCGGTTGTGCCGTCCACGACAACCCGTCCGACGTGCGCGCGTGGGCCAGGGCGAACCCGGGCTTGGGGATCCGGCTGTCGGTGGAGCACACCGCCCGCGAGTACGCCTCCATGTCGGCGTCGGGGTTCGCCCGTGAGCGGCTCGGCGTGGGGAACTGGCCGACCGACGAGGCGGCGTGGGCGGTCGTCTCGGAGCCGGCGTGGGCGGCCTTGGCGGATCCGGCCTCGCAGGTGGAGCACCCGGTGTGCTTCGCCGCCGACGTGACCCCTGACCGGTCGTTCGGCGCGGTCGCGGTCGCTGGCCGCCGCGGCGACGGCCTGGTCCACGTCGAGGTCACCGACCACCGGGCCAAGACGTCGTGGATGGTTGAGCGGCTGGTCGAGCTCGCGGGCCGCTGGCCGAACTGCGGCGTGGTCGTTGATGGGGCTGGGCAGGCCGGGTCGCTGCTGGCCCCCTTGGAGGAAGCCGGGTTCGTGGCCACCAACGCGGCCGCGAAGCCGCCGGACGGGGTGGCGCTGGTCAAGCCGACGGCGCAGCAGGCCGCGCAGGCGTGCGGCCACTTCTACGAGCTGGCGGTCGACGCCAAGACGCTGCGGCACCTCGGCCAGCCGGAGCTGGCGGTCGCGCTGGCCGGCGCGCAGCAGCGGCCCCTAGGTGACGCGTGGGCGTGGGCCCGCAAGACGTCGAGCGTCGACATCTCGCCGCTGGTCGCTGTGACCCTAGCCGCGTGGGGCCATGCGACCCGTGCGCACCTCGCTGAGGCGCCGCTGCCGGCCCCGGAAATCTTCTGAAAGGCCCCAAACGGCCATGATGGCTCGCCGGATCGTGATGATCGCCTGCGTGGTCGCTGGAACCCTCGTACTTGCGGGGGTTGGCTGGAGCCTGCTCGTGGCCGGGGTCCTGGTCGAGGTGGCCTGGCCCCGTGAGCAGCCCGCATGGCTGCCAGCCGTCGAGCGGCGCGCCCGCGCAGCCGTCGCTGCGGCGTGGGCCGCGCCACGGCGGGCGGTCGCTGCGGTGCTCATGGCTGCCGGGATGGTCGCGGTCCCGGTCGGGGTGCTGCTCGCCGCCGGTTTCGGCGTGAGCCTGGTCGTCGCCGGCGCCCTCGCCGGCGGGGTCTCCCTCCTCGTCGGGTGGAACGCCTGAGATGGGCTGGCTCAGCCGCAAGGACATCGGCCTGCAGGTTCCGTCCGGGGACCAGGCCGTCATCCCGATGCCGCCGTTCGGCGGCGGCAAGCCGAACCTCGACGGGATGCTGTACCCCGACTCGTCCTACGAGACGTTCGCCCGCAACGGCTACGGCCGCAACGAGCTGGTGTTCGCGTGCATCAGTGAGAAGGCGCAGTCGCTGCCGCAGAGCGTGCTGCGGGTGTACCCGACGTCGGCGGGCGGGGAGCCGTTGGAGGGCCACCGGCTGCGGCAGCTGATCTCCCAGCCGAACCCGGTCACCAACGAGTTCGAGTTCTTCGAGCTGTCGGTGACCTACCTCGACCTTGCCGGGAACTGCTACTGGCTCGTCCAGCGGGCGAGGGACGGGCTGCCGGCGGAGCTGTGGCCGCTGCGCCCGGACCTGGTCCGGGTCCTGCCGAGCATGGACCCGCGGGTGTGGCGCTACGGCTACGTCCTGGACCCGTCCGCGGCCGCCCGCGGGCAGGAGCCCGAGGTCGTCCCGATCCCCCCCGGGGACCTGATCCACATCAAGTACCCCAACCCCCTGGACCCGTACTTCGGGCAGGCGCCGCTGCGCCCCGCCTCACGGGCCAGCACGCTGGACAACGCCGCGACCGACTTCGTCGACGGCCTGCTCCGCAACGACGCGGTCCCGCGGGTGGTCGTGACGACGCAGCAGGAGATCAACCAGACCGTCGCCGACAAGCTCAGGGCGATGTGGCGGCGCAACACCCGCCGCGGTGAGCCGTCGTTTTTGCAGATGGGCATGGACATCAAGGTCCTGGGCCTGAACCTGCGTGACCTGGAGTTCCCCGACCTGCGCACCATCTCGGAGTCGCGGATCTGCATGGCGCTCGGGGTCCCGCCAATACTCGTCGGAGCCAAGGTAGGGCTCGACCGGAGCACGTTCACCAACTACGGCGAGGCCAGGGTCTCCTTCTGGGAGGAGACCGTGATGCCGCTGCAACGCCGTTTCCTCGAACCGGTCCGCACGCGGCTGCTGCCCGAGTTCAGCGGGGTCGGCCGGCAGCGGGTCGAGCTGCGCTGGGACAACAGCCAGGTCCTGGCGTTGCAGGAGTCGGAGCAGGCCCGCTGGGACCGCGCCACGAACGCCCTGGCGCGTGGCGGGGTGACCCTGAACGACTTCCGCCGCACCGTCGGCCTTGACCCGGTCGGAAACGGCGACGTGTTCCTGATGCCGGCCGGGGTGGTGCCGATGCCCGCCGACGGCGAGCTCCGGGTACCCGCTTCTGCCGCACCGGCTGAAGGCGGGCAGCCGCGGCAACTCGAGGCAGCGAGCTACGCGCTTGAGTTCCTCCGAACCCATGACCGGGCCGTGGCCGGCCGCAACGGCCACCGTGAGCTTGCAGAGGTGACCGATGGAGCGTGAGCGGTGGCAGCTGCCGATCCAGTGGAAGGCGGCCAGCGACGGCAGTGGCGAGATTGAAGGCCACGCCGCGGTTTTCGGCAACGTCGACCTGCAGGGCGATCTCATCCTGAAGGGCGCGTTCAAGAAGACCCTGTCCGACTGGAGCCGCGCGAAGGGCAACATCCCACTGGTCGACGGCCACCTGGCCGACAGCGCCAAGACCCTGCTCGGCAGCGTCTCTTCCGCGAAGGAGGACGCGACCGGGCTGTGGTTCCGCGCCGGCTTCGCCAGCGACGAGGCTTCGCAGGCGGTGCGGACCAAGGCGCTGGAAGGCCACCTGACCGGCGTCTCGATCGGGTGGCTGCCGATGCCCGACGGCGTGACGTTCAAACGCGGCGGCGACGGCGAGATCGTCCGGGTGCTCAGCGAGGTGCGGCTGTTCGAGATCTCGCTCACGCCGATCCCCGCCAACCCCGAGGCGCAGCTCACCTCGGTGAAGTCGGCCGGTACCAGCCCGGCGCCCGAGACCACGACCCTGGACTACGAGCAGTTCGCCGACGCGATGGCCAAGGCGCTCGGCCTGCCCGCGGTCGCGAGCAAGGTCGCCGTGGACGCCCTGCTCGGCGCCTACCACCCGTCCGAGCAGGCAGCCGGGCCGGCCGACGAGCCGGAACCCACTGCCGACGCAGCCGCCCCCACCGGCCAGCCTGACGCTGAGCCGGCCGGGGACACTGCGGCCACCCAGGCGGAAGCCGAGCACCAGGCGCTCCGCCACCGCATCGACGACGCCACCGCGTACGCGTTGCGCGTGATCCACCTCGAGCCGCGCGACGGCGCACTCGTCGGCACGCCGCCCCTGGCACGTGCCGGAGCCCTTGCCCCGCTTGAGGTCGCCCAGGCGATGGGCGACCTCGACCGACTCGAAGCCGAGTTGCACGCGCAGAACGCGCAGGAAGGAAACTGAAGCGGTATGACCACGCGGGTGCAGGACCTGACGGACAAGGCGCTGAACTGCATCGCGCTGGCTCGGGCGATCAAGGACCGCTACGCGGACCCGACGCTGATGCCCGCCGAAGAGCTGGCGAACATGAAGGCGCTGAACAAGGAGGCGTTCCGCCTGCGGGAGCTGGCGACCGCCGAACGGGAGCACGCCGACCTGGAGTCGTGGGGCTCGGAGCCGGACGGCACCAGCCCGGCCCTTGCGACCAAGGCCGTCGCCGACGTCGCGCAGGCCAAGGCCAACGGCGGCGGCCCGGTCGGAGAGGCGTCCCACCGGATCAACACCGAGCGGTTCGCCAAGGCGCTGCGAAGCGGCGTCGGCGCGCTGACGATGGAGGAGAAGGCCGCGATCGTAGAGAACGCGACCGGCCAGATCATCGTTCCTCACGACCTCGCCGGCCCGATTTTCCTGACCCTGCCGAGGCTGGGGGTGCTGCGCGATCTGGCGCTGGTCCGCCCGACCACGTCCAACCTCGTCGACGTCCGCGCGCTGACCAACGCGACCGCCGGGTGGGGCCAGCTCGAGCTGGGCGCGACCCCGCCGACCGACGCCGCGGTCGCGGCGACCGGCCCCAACACCGTCACTGTCCAGGACCTCGTCGCGCTGGTCCAGATCGGCGTCGACGAGCTGATGGACACCGATGCCAACCTCGTCTCCCTGGTGCAGGAGATCGTGGGGGCGAAGTTCGCCGAGATGGAGGACGACGCCTTCGCCGCGGGGAACGGGACCTCCAAGCCGTTCGGCCTGGCGACCCGCGCGACCATCGGCGGGGCGATCCCGGCCGCGCAGGGCGTCACCGCGGCGGCGTCGGCGGTCAACCCCGACCAGCTGAAGCAGATGCAGTACCTGATCACCGCGAGGTTCGCCAACCAGGGCGTCTACCTCGCCTCGGACGATGCGACCCAGGCGATCGCGCTGCTGAAGGACTCCACAAGCAACTATTTGTGGCAGCCGTCGAACCAGGCGGGGCAGCCGGACGTGCTGTTCGGCCGGCCGTTCTACCGCCTGTCGGGGTTGCCGTCGATGGCGGCGACGACCACGTTCGTGGACCCGGCGGTCCTGTTCGGCGACGTCCGGTCGGGCTACATGGTCGCCGACCGGCAGCGGATCACGGTGCAGCGGCTGGATGAGCGCTACGCCGACCAGGGCCTGGTCGGGTTCCTGTTCCGCCAAAGGGTGGGCGGGGACATGATCCGCCCGGCCGCGTTCGCGAAGTACCTGCTCTAGTCCACGGTTGCGGGCGGGGCTCCTCCGCCCCGCCCGCGGCCTCACCACCAGGAAGGGGAGCGATGGCGACCCTGACCACCGATGTCGGCGCGCCGTACACGCCGGCGGCTGTCAACCTCGCCACCGCGCAGACCGGTAACGGCGCCACCACCAACACCGTCGACCGGGGCGGCCGCACCGGGCCGGCGCTGCTGCAGGTCGTCACCACCGTGGGCGCGACCCCGACCTGCACCTACGCGATCGAGGGGTCGGTTGACGGGGTGGGCTGGTTCGCCGTCCCCTACACCGACCCGTCGGCACCGGACACCTCCAGTGTGGCCACCTTCGCGATCACCAGCGCGACCACCACCCGCAAGTACCTGCGGGCCGGGTTCCCGTGGCGGTACGTGCGGGTGAGCTTGTCGGCCAACACCAACGTGACCTCGACGATCGACGTGTTCTTCTTCTGAGGAGGAACCATGGCCAAGCAGGCAGCCAAACCGTTGCCGCCGCTGCCGGACTCGCCCCGCAACGCCCAGGGCAGCCCGGACGGCAACCCGTCCCGCGCGCCGGAGCGGCCCGCGCCGCGGCTGGACGGCAAGCCGGTCAGCCCCGCCGTCGCGCGGTCGCGCGGCTCGGCCGCCGTCGCCCAGGGCCACGGCCAGGGAGGAAGTGGGGGCGGGAAGTGAAGATCACCATCCACGGCCCCCTCGCCGGCTACGGCCCCGACGGCAACATCCATTCGTGGGCGCCCGACACCCTCGTCGAGGTCGACGACAAGGATGCCAAGGCGGTCGCGTGGGCGAGGGGCTGGGCGGAGGGGCCGCACGCGACCCTGGTCGAGGACGTGGCCAAGGAGAAGGAGAAGGAGCCGGCCAAGCCGACCCCGCCGCCGCCGGCCAGGCAGGCCCACCCGGCGGGGAAGTCGGGCAAGTGACCCCGGTCAGCACGGCCGTGCGGATCGACGTCGACGACGCCGAGACCGACGCCCAGCCGATCGCTGAGGAATGCCCATTTTGTTTCGCCATCGTGCGCAAGGCCCGCCTTGACCGGCACTTCAGCATCGCCCACGCGGGCGGGACAGAGCGGCCAGCGTAACCGGGTTGTCCACCAGTAGCAGCAGTGTGGCCGGCGACGGTGAGGGGATCTCCCGCTGCCGGCCACACCACACCAAGCAGGAGCGTCCCCGCTAGTCGGCGTCAACGTCGCCGTCGTCGTCGGCGGTGAGTGGCCGCCAGTACGCCGCGTCGCCGCAGTGCTGGCACTCGGAGATGGATTCGCCGTCGTCGGTGATGACCGCCCCGACCTTCCGGTTCTTGCCGCAGACGCGGCACGCCTCCCAGCCCATGACTAACCCCTCGCCTGATCGGAGAGATCCCCATTAAGATCTGTTGGCACAGCGTCGCTCCCTGGGCTCCCACCGGCTACGGGCAGCAGACCGGCATCATGGCGCCCCGCATCAAAGCCCTCGGCCATGATCTGGCCATCTCGGCGTACTACGGCCACCAGGGCTCGGAGATGGAGTGGAACGGGATCAAGATCTACCCGTCCTACTCCGCCGCGTACGGCTCGGACGTGATCGTCCCCAACGCCCTGCACCACTTCGGCGCCCACTCCTCACGGTCGCTGCACGAGGCGTCCTGCCGGGGCATCATCGTCACCCTCGGCGACGTGTGGACGTTCGAGAGCCCCCTTTTGGACCAGCTCGCCGTCGCGTCGTGGACGCCGGTCGACCACCTCGCCGTCCCTGACGTCGTCCGGTCCTGGTTCAACGTCATGGGCGCCATCCCGATCGCCATGTCACGGTTCGGCGAGCGGGCGTTGCAGGACGCGGGGTTCAACCCGATTTATGTCCCTCATGGCGTGGATCTGTCCATCTTCGCGCCAGGCGACCAGGCCGCCGCCCGCAAGTCGGTGGGGTTGCCGGAGGACGCGTTCGTGGTGGGGATGGTCGCCAACAACGTCGGCCGGGACGGCAACCGCAAGGCGTTCGCCGAGCAGGTCGCCGCGTTCGCGGAGCTCCGCCGCAAGCACTCCGACGCGATGCTGGTGCTGCACTGCGACGTCGACCAGCCCGCCGGGATGCGGCTGCGGCCGTTCCTCGAACGGACCCTGCCCAAGGACAGCTACACCTATACGGACATCTACGCCTACCGCAAAGGGCTGAGCCCAGCCGCGGTCGCGGAGGTGTACCGGGCCTGCGACGTCCTGTCGAACTGCTCCTACGGGGAGGGGTTCGGCATCCCCATTGTGGAGGCACAAAGCTGCGGCGTCCCGGTCGTCGTGACGGACGCGACCGCGATGCCGGAGCTGGTCGGCGCGGGCTGGAAGGTCGGCTACGAGCGGCTGTGGCACGACTCCCAGGGCGGCTGGGCCGCGAAGCCCCGCATCGGCGAGATCGCCGACGCCTACCTCGAGGCGTACGACAAGGCCCGCAGTGAGGACCTGCGCGCCGAGGCGTGGGCGTTCGCGCAAGCCTACGACGCCGACACGGTCGTCGACCGCTACTGGCGCCCGGCGCTGGACCGTTTCGCCGAGGCCTTGGAACGCCGCCGCGAGGACCTCACCCGGCCGCCGGACCCGGCGCGGCTGCCGATGCGGGTCCGCGAGGCGGATGGCCTGCTGTGGGTGGACCGTGGCGGGAAGGCCGGCGACCAGCTGGGCCCCGACCCCCACGAGCAGGATCTATGGCCGATCCTGGAAGGGCTGCTGCCGGAGGGTGGGGTGTTCCTGGACGTCGGCGCCCACGTCGGCCACTGGTCCCTCCGCCTGGCCTCGAAAGCGTCCCGGGTCATCGCCGTCGAGGCCAACCCGGTCACGGCGTCCACCTTGCGGCGCAACATCGCCATGAACGACCTCGGCGGCAAGATCAGCGTGAACGAAATCGCCGCATGGGACGAGGGGGCGATGCTCCGGCTGGAGGACCCCTACAACCAGGTCGCCGGCGGTTCCACCCGGGTCCTGCCGCTTCGTGACGGCCCCCTGAACGGCGACGGGGTCGTCATGGCCGCCCGGCTCGATGAGGTGCTCGCCAGCGTGGACCGGCTCGACCTGGTCAAGCTCGACGTCGAAGGCGCCGACATCCACGCCATCGACGGCATGGCCGGCCTCCTCGAACGCTACCGGCCGGCCCTGTTCGTCGAGCTGCACGACATCTACGGCTACTACACCCGCGCCGAGCTCGAGGCGTGCCTGGAGCGGGTCGGGTACGCGTGGGAGGTCGCCCACACTGTCCCGACGACGTGGATGCCGGACGGCGAGAGTGATGTGGTCCGGCAGGCCGACTACCTGCTGTGCACCCCCGCGCCGGTCCCGACCGCGAAGGACTAGTCGCCGGCCGGGCGCGGCTTTCGAGCTGGGGACCCCGCGCCACCCGTCCGGCGCGGCATGCTCGCCGTGCCCGGCCGCGCCCGCAGGGGCGGTCAGTCCTCGGCGACCCAGACGGTCACCTCGGCGGCGACCGCGCCGCGGAGCAGCCCGACCAACCGCTGATGGGTGGCCGCCAGGGCCTCCCAGCTCGTAGCGGCGGGCCGGATCGGCGGCGGCGTGGCAAGCAGCAGGGCGTCGAGCTGGGCGGCGAGAAAACGCCGACCGTCCGGCTGGTCGCTTTCATCCCTCCAACTGTTCCCACGACGCCTGCGAGGTATGCCCGTGCCGCTGGCTGCTGAGAACTTCGTCCACGAGAACGCCGGGGTGGTCACCACCGCGACCACATCCTGTGTGGTGGCCCTGGCCGGCACTGACTCCACGACCGCCGGGAACACGCTGCTGGTGTTCATCACCAGCGTCGTCGGGGTGACGGCACCCGCCGGGTTCGTCGAGGACCGCTCGATCATCGCCAACCTCTGGGCGTTCCGGCGCTCCGAGGTCGGAGCGTCGGAGACGTCGTGGACGTTCACGACAAGCACGGCCAGCCGGTTCGGCTGGTACGTGGCGGAGCTCTCGGGCGTCGACGCGGTCGAGCCGCTGGACGCCTCGGTGACCTCCGGCGCGGCGTTCGGCTCGACGTCGGGCGGCGGTACCCGCTCGACCGGCACCGCGCCGCTGAACGCGGCCCTGGATGTGGTCGTCCTCGCCGTGTTCTCGGCGTCTCAGGGCAACGGCTCGACCGAGTCGTGGTCGTCCTACACGCAGGGCTTCGAGGAACTCGTTGACATCGCGCCGGGCGCCTCGGCGAGTGAGGGCGCCTACCAGCTCGCCGTCGCACGGAAGTTCGTCACCGGCCAGACCGGGACGTTCGAATGCACCGCGACGCTTGCGACCTCCCAGGCCAGCACGCTGACCGGCGCGCTGCTGGTGGCCTACCGGGCGGCCGGTTCGCCGATCGCAGCACCCCTGGCGCACCTCCAAGGGTTCGAGAACGGCACCGGAGGCGGCATCAACTCCCACACGGGGGCGAGCTGTCTGACCGGGGCGGGGTTGGTGGTGACCTCCGGGACGTGGGGGGTGAACTACCTGGTCCAGGCAGGCTCAGCGCGCAACTCGGGCTACGGGTTGCAGATCGCGCAGTCCGGCGTCGCCGCGCATGTGCGGATGGGGAACGCCAACGCCCCGTCCGGGACGGTCGGGTTCGACGTGCGGGTCGCGTCGGCGACCGG